TACCTAGCAACCATCTCTGAATTTTCTGACGACACCGAATGAGAATCACATTAGTCACACTCATCGTTTTGCTCGGGCTGCACATCGGCCTGGTAGGCTTTGAGAATGTCAAGGAAGCACAGGACAAACGCATGGATGCACTGTGCAAAGCAAACCCTACAATGTGTAGAAAATGATCTGGACTGAATCAAACATCATCTTTGCCATCATCGGTATGGTAGGATTGTTCAGCACGGCTGTCATCTGGCAGCGTGCAAATCGTATAACCGGGAGGTACTATGGTAAAAAGTAAATCATTAGATGATGATTACTTTATCAAGAACGCAATCTATTGTTGGTTGCATCACTATGGCAATCAAGATCACAGGTGGACTGACATCTACAAGGAGCTAGCTAAACGTGACACATACACTCGCATGGAGCCTAATGCTACAAAGCCAGCAAGACCAGCACGTAGGCGTAAGCCGAAAGCCACTACGTGAATACCACGTATGTCTATCTAGTGGGGAGACAATCTATATCCTCGCTCATGACTCCGAGGAAGCAGCTTGGTCTGCCCTTGAGTTGGCCGTAGATAGATCTTTGTACCTTGTTGATGTGAGACTAGCCGATGAGTGGTAAGAAAAAACCTTACTTTCCAAACAACTGGAAGATGTTCAAGGATGCTCCTGATGAAGCATTCATGACACACACCTTTGAAGAGATCATGGATTGGAAGGTTGCAGGGTGGGAGCTGCCTGCTGACGTAGCCTGCATCATCCGAGCAACCAACCTCCGAACATACAAAACAAAAGAGTATGTTTACAAGCGGCAGCACGCTGCTGAGAACAAGGTCCGTGATCTAATTGACGAACAGACACACGAGTTTACTGTGTGTACACATGAATCCCTACATTATGTAGGACCTAATCCACCTGGAGATTATGACTGAAGCAACATTTAATTTCTTGCTCGACACTCTCATTGATGAGATCGAGATGCATCCACACAAGGATGAACTGATCACTCTGATGCACCAACAGCAGGAGGACGACAATAGCGACACGCTCTGAGATTGACAGGCAAGTACGGCTTGAGCGTGAGCAGATCAGACAAGGACTCACGCAACTACAAGAGAACACCTCCAACCTAGAGGAGAAGGAGTATGCATCAGCTAGCGTCTACGGCGTGGCTTCTATTGCTAAGCTTCTGCCTGATGTGGCTAAGCGTATTGCTACCACTGCTGCACGTGCAAAGCGTGGCTTTGTAGGTCAACACTTCAAAGAGATCAAAGCTATACTCAGGGACATAACACCTGACGAAGCTGCTGCTATCGCATGTAAGGTCACCTTTGATAAGGTATTCAGTGCCAAACCACGTAGTGCACAGGTTCAGAATGTCACCGATGCTATCGGTCAGGCTATCGAGAACGAATGCATGATGCGTTACTACGAACGTAACGTTCCTGGTTTGCTTAAATACATCAAAGATAAGTATTGGCACAAGTCTTCAGGGACGCAGCAGAAGGTGAAGAATGTCATCACTTTGATGAACCGATGTGATGTTGATCATTGGAAGAGCTGGGGTATAGCCAACCGAATTAAACTTGGTGGTTGGTTACTTGATTGCGTCTGCGAAGAATCACAGTGGTTCATGCGTGACATAAGGCGTGAAGGTAAGAAGACGTACAACTATGTTGTGCCTACACCTGAGTTTATCTCAATCAAGGAAGTAGTCATGGCTAATGCTGCTGCCTTCAGTCCTTTGGCTTGGCCTATGTTGATTGAGCCAAATGACTGGACAACTACAGAGCCAGGTGGCTACTTGCTTAACGAGGTCATGCGTGGTCATGATATGGTACGTCGTTCAGCTAACTGCCTTATACAGGGAGAACAACCTATTGCCTTTCTGAACAAGATTCAGAAGGTAGCATATAAACTAAATACCTTTATTGTTGATGTCGCTGAGACATTGCAAGAACGAGGTGTTGAAGTTGGTAAGTTCATCCCTATCGTTGAGATGCCACTACCACCTAAACCTGTAGATATTGCAGACAACAAAGAGTCTCGTAAAGACTACAGGCGTAGGGCGGCAGAGGTATGCAATGTAAACTCACAAGCGTTTGTTAAGTCATGTCGTACAAGGATGACAATGAACGCAGTAAAGATATTCAAAGAACATGAGAAGTTCTACATCCCGTGGTCTTTTGATTATCGTGGACGTGCTTACCCAATACCTGCATTCTTGACACCCCAAGATACAGACTTTGGTAAGTCACTCCTCAAGTTTTATGAACAATCGTTTGTAACACCTGAGTCAGAAGATTGGCTAGCCTTTCAAGTTGCTACAACTTATGGACTAGACAAAGCTACAATGAATGAGCGTCTATCATGGACACGTGAAAACATCACACTCATCAAACGTGTAGCTGAAGATCCTATTGGATGTCTTCCTGATTGGGAGGTCGCTGATGAACCATGGCAGTTCTTGGCAGCATGTGAAGAGTATTATGCATGTGTAATAGCGTGTACTAGACAACACACATCTCTGCCTGTAGCTACAGACGCTACATGTAGTGGTCTCCAGATACTGGCAGGTCTTGCCAGGGACGCATCCACTGCTAAGCTTGTTAATGTATTGCCTTCTGATAAACCTCAGGATGCATACAAGGTTGTCGCTGAAGCTGCTGCACCTAACGTGCCAGCATCAGTCAGACCCTACATGGACAGGAAAACTGTTAAAAGGGTCGTGATGACCGTACCTTACAATGCTAAACCTTTTAGTAATCGTGGTTACATTCGCGAAGCACTAAAAGAAAAAGGTGTTGAGGTCGAAAAAGACGACTTGACTGAGACTGTCAAGGCTGTACGTTCTGCAATGGATCGCATTGTACCTGGACCTATGGCTGTGATGTCTTGGATTGAGGCAGAGGTCAGTAATGCTATTGATCGTGGTCTCACTGAATTAACATGGACCACACCATCAGGCTTCGCAGTCACACAACGATTGATGAAACCTGATGTGACTGTAGTTGCATTACAGTTACTAGGTAGATGTCAGGTTAAAGTATCAACAGGTGATACAGATGAGGTTGATAAAGCTCACCACAAGAACGCAACAGCTCCCAACCTCATTCATTCACTCGATGCAAGTCTCCTGCACCTATCTGCACTCCGTTTCGACGCACCGATTTCCCTCATACACGACTCGGTACTTTGTCGTGCTACTGACATGGGTGTTTTATCAGCCATTGTTCGTGAGACATACATGCACCTATTTGCGGAGCATGACTACCTGACTACCTTTGCCCATCAAATAGGGGCAGAGACTGAACCACCGATGTGCAACACACTGGAACCTGCATCGGTTATTGAATCCACTTATTTTTTCTGTTAATGGCACGCACCACCTTTGTGACTGAAGAGCCTGTGATCCTCGAAGGATTTCAGGCAGTGATGAAACCTGGCAAGTTTGGCTACAACCTCAAGGCTGTAGTTGGTCAGGAGATGATTGACAAACTTGAAGCAGATCGACCCGACAGCCTGAAGTGGGCTGAATCTAAACTTAAGAACCCCAAGCGTTCCGTGCTCAAGCCTGAGCCCTGGGAAGAGGTCTCTGATGGCAAGTACGTCATCAAGTTCTCATGGAATGAAGAGAAGCGTCCCGCTATCGTGGACACTGAAGGCACTCCCGTCACTGACGAGAACACCCCGCTTTACAGCGGTAGCAAGGTCAAGCTGGCATTCACCCAGAAGCCTTACATTCTCAAGGATGCTGTCACCTACGGCACCAGCCTAAAGCTGTCTGCTGTACAGATCGTGTCAGTCTCTGCCAACGCTGGTGTGGACACTGGTGACATGGCTGAGGATGAAGTCGTCGCAATGTTCGGTACAACTCAGGGTTTCAAAACCTCTGATCCGAACGTGACTCCTGCTGAACCTGAAGGTGAGGTTGGCGATGACTTCTGACTTTCAATTTACCGTCGCCAAGGACGAGGTAACTGGGATCTACAAAGGTACGCTGGACATCCAGCTACCTCCCATTTGTGTAACGCGATACAAAGCTGACAAAAACGATTTCAAGTATGAGATGTCTCGTGCTGTAACCGAGGTTGTTGAAGCTATTATCGAAAAGAATATGGATGACTAAATGGCTTTCAGATCCAAACTAGAAGAGAAGGTTGCAGACCTCCTCGTGGATCTGGGTGTCAAATACGAGTACGAAACCGAGAAGGTATCATACGTAATCAGTCATCAATACACACCTGATTTCATTCTCCCAAACGGCGTGTACCTTGAGTGCAAAGGCTATTGGGATAGTGCAGATCGTAAGAAGATCAAGGCCGTCAAGGAACAAAACCCTGATCTTGATCTTCGCATGGTCTTTCAGGCACCCTATAACACAATCTCAAAAAAGAGTAAAACGACGTACGCCAAATGGTGCGAACGTAATAACATCATGTGGTGTTCGTTTTCAAATATCCCTATCAAGTGGCTCATGTGAGCGAAAACGAATTTGTTAGACACATACCGTGTCCTCAGTGTGGTTCGTCCGATGCAAATAGCTTGTACTCGGACGGGCACACCTTTTGTTTCCGTTGTTACACACATACACACGGAGACAGTCCAGAAGTTAATCACACTCATTCCGTGCACAATGTACGACTACAAGGATCAGCCGGACGGCTGCAGTCCCGAGGAATCTCTGAAAAAACAGCAGAGTTCTACAAGACATACAAAGATGGAGATGTCCTACGCCACTATTATTTCGACAGCTCTGGAAAGGTTGTCGGGGCAAAAGTAAGAACGAAGGACAAACAGTTCCGATGTGAGGGTGAGGTCTCGTCCCTGTTTGGGATGCAGAACTTTCCTGTCACAACCAAAATCAAAAAGGCAAACTTCACCAAGACCCTTGTAATTACAGAAGGTGAGATGGATGCAATGTCCATCTACGAAGCCCAGCCCAACTACTACGCTGTTGTCTCTGTGCCAAATGGTGCAGCTGCAGCGAAGAAAGCCATCCAAAAGAACTACGAATACGTCACGACTTTTGACAAAGTTATTCTTTGCATGGATGACGATGAAGCGGGCAGGAAGGCCGCTGAGGAAGCTGCCGGTGTGTTACCACCTGGCAAGGCTTTCATCGGCTTTCTAGGCGACTACAAGGACGCCTCAGACGCTTTACAGGCTGGTGACACGCAGGCAATACGAGA